GTTCTTCAGCCCGTTTGCGCTCCGATACTTCAAAGCGCGAGTCAGCAAAGAACTGTTCGGGACACTCGGAAACGTGTTCGTGACCTCGGAGCGCATGGAGATGCCGTACAGCGACCCAGAGCCCCGGAAATTCACGGTGCGCTACATTGACCCGTTCTCTGGAAACATTGGGGATTTGAGCAAGTTTCAGGAGTTCGAGACGCGCTACAAGGCGTTCAAGTTCGCGGAGTCAGCGGCCAAGGCGCAGGACGTGGCTTTAGGAGTGGCTAAATGACGCTCCTAGACAACGGCAATTGGTTTATGACCGAAGCGCCAACAAACGCAAACGCGAGCATTAGGGACAATTTCGAGGCCTTTCACGCGGCCAACCCTCGCGTGTATCTCGAACTCCGGCGGCTCGCGCTGACGCTCTGGGAGCGCGGCCACAAGCAAATCGGCATCGCGATGCTATTCGAGCAGATGCGGTGGGAATGGTACGCCCGGACCACCGACACCAGCGGATTCAAACTCAACAACAACTATCGGGCCTACTACGCCCGCCTGCTCATGGAGCGGGAGCCAGAATTAGCAGGATTCTTTACAACAAGGGAGACAAAATGAAGTATGAAGTAATGGGCTGGGTAGACCAGATGACCCACGAGCAATGGCTTGACGCCCGCTCCACCGGAATCGGCGGCAGTGACCTAGCCAGTATTTACAACGAAAGTCCTTGGACCTCGGCCTACACGTTGTGGGCTGAAAAGTCCGGGCGCGTACCTCGGGAGAACACGACCAACGATGCGATGGAATGGGGAAGTCTGCTGGAGGATGTCGTAGCCCAGCGATTCGCCACCGAATGCGACGCGGCCGTAGTCAAGTGGCCGGTAATGCTCCGGAGCCTGACGCACCCGTTCATGCTGGCAAACTTGGATTTCCTGCTCGTCGAGCCCGATGACCAATTCAAGCCGGGGACAGTGACGCTCTGGACGGAATCCACCCCGCCGCCAACGTGGCACAGCATCTTGGAAATCAAAACGACAGGAATTGTTGGCCGCGGAAGCGCCGACCAGTGGCGCGACAACCACGTGCCGCGCGGCTATGAACTCCAAGGCCTCCACTATTCGGCCGTGACCGGGTGCGACGCGGTGGTGTTTGCTTGCCTCGTGGCTGGCGAAGGGCTCGTGGTCCGAGGCCGCTTGTACGGAGACAGTGAGATTCGTGACGCTATTGACCGCGAAACAGCGTTCTGGGAATCGGTCAAGACCGGGACAGAACCAGCATTAGACGGCACTACGAGCACCTCAGAAACCATCGGCAAGATGTTTCCGCGCCACGTGGAAGGCGTCACTGTTGAGGCATATGATTTCTTGATGGATACGCTGGCCGACTACCGAGCGGCCAAGGAGCGACAGAAGGCGCTTGACGAGGAGGTCCAGCGGCTCCGAAGCCAGTTGGAGTTGGCGCTTGGCGAGGCCGAAGCGATGACCCACGAGGGTCAGACCTTGTTCACCTATAAGGCCACGAAGGACAGCGAGACGTTTGACGCCAAGGCCTTCAAGGAGGCCCACCCGGACCTTGCCGCCAAGTTCATGAAGCCCAAGCCCGGCTATCGGGTACTGCGACTGAAGGGTGAATGATGAGCGCGTACTACAGAGTGACGCTGAGCAATTCGCAGTACGCAACGATGATGGTTGCCCTTGCGATTGCCCGCGTGTACGCCAATTCGGGCGGCCTCCCGGAGCGCGCCGAGGCGCTGATGGAGCACTGCTCCAACACGTTTGACCTCGTGCTGATTGACGATGCGAACCCGTCCGCGGAGCCCGCGGAGCCCGAGAACTGCGCTCACGGGAGCGACCGAGATGAGTGGCAAGACTGCTCACGAGGACACGCCGACTGCTACCAAGCGGTGTGCGGAGTCTGCTTCAAGGTGACGTGGCGTGACTGCGACGGGCCAGCCGTGCTCGTCGAAAGTGAGCCGGAGGAGGTGGCAAAATGACGCTCGCATTCTTTGGAATCGTGATTTTGTTTTGTATCTACATCATGACGGAGAGACACCTATAATGCCGCCTAAGCAATTCACCCCAAGTTCGGTGACGAGTAATCAAACATTGCCGACAATCCAAGCAAGCGGACACCTGCCGGTACAGGTGAGCGTGGCCGTCGATTTGGATTCGTATGGCGATTCGTTGGCCCGGGCAATCTACGAAATCGCAACAGAAATTATGGACTTTAGAAAGTGGCCGAAATGAGCAAAAAGCAGAGGCAAATTACACGCAAAATCACCCTCGCGTTGGCTGTCGCGAGCGCCGCGGCGGCCCTAGTGAAATGGAGCAAACGATGAACCATTTAGGTCATTTGAGCAAATTCCTGCTCATTTACGGAGCAATTGTCGGGTACTTTGGTCTGAGTTTCCGATGGTGGTGGAAGCGTAAATGTGATTTCGATTCACCAATTGACGTGTGGATGAACGTGCTGGTTCAAACCCTCGTTGCGGCCCCAATTCTGCTCATCACAGTCTTTGTCTGGTGGGTGACGCGATGAAATGGTATGACGCCACTCTGCTGTTCTGCGCCGGGTATTGGTTCAGTATCTTGGTGAATCGAGGCCGCCGATGAACGCGGCCGAAATCGAGCGCCTCAAGGACGCCCACCGAGGTGAATACAACGGCTGGGCCGATTACTGCGTCAAGTGCTACACGGAGGACGAGTGCGACGCGATGGTGATTCTTGGGGCCTATGAGCGGCTGGTAGCCCGGCTCCGCTCCGAGCACCTTGAAATCCTGTCGGACTCCGGAGAAGGGACGTGCTGTATGGCGGACCTTGAGCCCTATCCCTGCCCGACCATCGTGGCCCTAGATTCCCCAGAAATTACAGAATGAAATGCGTCAATTGCGGAGCGTTGGTGGACCGGCCGAATCTCTGGCCCGGTATGCCTTTGAGACACGCCGAAACCAAGCAGATTCGATGCCACAATGTCCCCGGTTGTCCGCATTTAGTAGAGGTGACTAATGCCCAAGAGTGAGGGGTGGCGGCTGTCCTGCGACAAATGCGCCACGTCAGAATTTGTATCGTCCATAAATACTGGTAAAAGGCTGGGCTGGCTCCTCAACCGCCAAAACGTGCTCTGCGTAGAGTGCCGCCCGCCCATCGAGGTCAAGGAAGGGGTCCCTCACGGGACTTGGAACGCCTACGCAAACCACGGCTGTCGGTGCGACGAGTGCCGAGCCGCGGCCTCCGATTACACCAAAACCCAGCGGCATGGTGGATTCGCAAAGTGGTAGCCGAATCGCCCACCCGGGTTGGGAGATAGCAACTATCTCTAAAAAATGCCCGTTTCCCGGGCGCGAGCGAGTAAGGTATTTGTATTGGCGGCGAAGCCCAGTAGCCCCAAGAAAGTTGGGAAATCCCATGAATGAAGTGATTTACAAGCACAAGTGCCTCACCTGCGGGGCCACGTTCTCATCACTTGAGAACGCCAAGCGTCACCTCGCCAAGCGCCACCCGCGGGGAGCCGTCTGGGCCGATGGCAACAAGGCCGTCTGGGCCGAGGAGATTGACGGCAAGCGTGAGTACCTGCTCACCTGCGAAACTCACAACTCCTGCGTGAACTTCACGAACAAGGACTTGGCCACGGACTGGTGCCGCAAGGCCGACACCGAGGAGTTCTGCGAGCCCTGCCGCCAGCCGGAGCGCGTCTGCCCCGTCTGCGAGGACATCATCGAGTCATACTGCGCTGACTTGGAGGACCACATGAAGATGCGCGCCGAATACTCGCCAGCCCACGCCGAGGCCCTGACTGCGGCGGTGGCGTAATGGCTGGACGCCCCAAATCACAGGCAACCCTGAGGCTGGAGGCCCTGAGCGCGCTCCGGGAGGAGTTCGAGGCCGCCAGCGTGGCGATGGAGAACGCCGCCCACATGCTTGACCTACTCACTGAAATTGACGGCAACACTGGATTCCTGCGGGTGCTGAACTCCGCGGCCGAAATCATCCAGCAAGCCGCGGACCGACAAATGACCCGTCTGACCCGGGAAGGAGCAAAATGAGGTACATCATCAAAGACTGGACCGGCAAGGTGTGTTTCTTTGGAAAGACATTCAAGACGTTCGAGGACGGCTGGGCCTACATCTGGGAGCGCGACCCGGAGCCGGAGCCGGACTCATCTGTCTGGAAGGATGGCTGGTTTGACGATTACTACGTGACCGCGGTGGAGATGAAGTGCCGTCACTGCGGCAAGGCCGTCAAGCGCAACCCTGACTACGGGTACAGGGATGTGTGGCCTTGGCTCCACGTCAAGGGTGGCGAGACGTGCGACAACGTGGTCTGGTACGCGAGCGCGGAGCCTACGGAGGTGTTCAATGACTGAGCAGGCCCTCGCAGAGATTCAGGACGAACTGCGCGTCGCATTCTTTGCGGCCGCAAACTCGTTGTCCCTCCTAGCCAATCTCGGGCCTGAGCGTGGCGAATGGCTTGGGGGAATAGATGCGAGCATCCTAGATGCCGCTAGGTGTCTTAGAAAGCAAATAGACGCAATCGACAGAGAACTGGGGAGGGCCGAATAGCCAGCGGGAGCGGCCAAGACAAACCGGGCCTGTAAATGTTGGGAGATAGCAACTATCTCTAGATTTCTGCCCGTTCGGCGGGCGGATTCGCTATACTTCATTCTGTTGGAGGCGAAGCAAAGTAGCCACCGAGACAAGGAAAACCCAGAAATGCCAAGCAAAACCGCAAACATTGAGCAGTACGGACAGTTGGCCGCAGACGTCATCGAAACGGCCGCACGTTTGAATCTCCAAGTAATCATTGAGGACGTGTCTGACCAAGACTTTGAGCAGGTGCGCTTCATCGTGAAGCCGGAGGCCCGCGAAATTGAGAATGCGCTGGACCTGTTTGAGTGCGGCAGTGAAGTTTGGTTCACCACGATGCGCCTGCGCCTGCGAGGGGGCGGCCGCCGCAACCGCAACCGCCGCGTAATTGCCCAGCGATACATCCCGCTGGTGGGTTGCGAGCCCATCGCCGCCAAGCACGTGCTGATGAACGTCCGCATGCTGGCCTTGACCTCGAAGGCGGGTGCGTGATGTCGTACACAGCACGAGACAACAACCACCTCATCGAGTTCCCTGCGGCGTACGAGGAGGCAATCCAAGGCCGCATCGCTGAAGGTGCGCGTCGCAAGTGGGTGGCGTTCTGCGAGGCTCGTCCGGAGATTGACTGGGAGGCGGTTCAGCGGGGCAACGAGTTTCTGCGAGGCCTTTGGGAGTCCGGCATAAAGTACGGCAAGTTGTCCGACAAGCAGGTGGAGTGCGTCATCAAGGCGCAAGCCGCCCGGGAGGAGCGGGAGGCCGCCCGGGAGGCCGCCCGGGAGGCCGAGCGCGCGGCGCTCCTCGAATCCGGCGTGGAGGTCCCGATGGGCCGCAACACCGTCCGCGGTGAGGTGTTGGCCGTCAAGGAGTACGAGAATGACTACGGCGTCACTAGCAAGTTGCTGGTCCGCGATGACCGCGGCTTCAAGGTGTGGGTGACCAGCCCCACCATCAAGGTTGCCTGCGACCACGAGGAGCGTTGCCGCAACCGCTACGAAGACAGCAAGGGCAACATCTACCACGAAACCCAAGCAGAGAAGGGTGATTTCATTGAGTTCAGCGCCAACCTTGAGCCCTCAGGTGACCCGCTGTTCGCAAAGGCCAGCCGCCCAACCAAGGCCGCACTCGTCGCGCTGGCGTTGCCAGCCCCGGAGCCGGAGGAGGTGAACTGATGGCCGCCAAGCAAATCCATTGGGTAGCCAACTCCGCTGGGACGTTGGACCCGTTCTGTACGTGGTGTAAGTCCAACACGCTTGGCGGAGCCAAGGTGGTCAAAGTCACGCGCGGCTCCGCGGAGCCCGTGGAGTGCTACTACTGCGGGACGAATCTCACCAAGTAGCGCCTGTTTGCCGTATAGTGGCCCTAGAGCACTAGGAGGACACTATGACGCTATCCATCCAACAGACCCCCATCAACGACATTCACCCGCACCCGCGCAACGTTAGGCAGGGGGACGTTGGGGCCATCGCGGAATCTCTGCGAGCCCACGGCCAGTACCGGCCAATTGTCGTACAAAAGTCCAGCGGGGACATACTCGCGGGCAACCACACGTGGAAGGCGGCAAAGGCCCTCGGCTGGACACAGGTGGATGTGACGTTTGTTGATGTTGATGACGATGAGGCGGCCCGAATCCTGCTAATCGACAACCGGGCCAATGACCTCGCCACCTACGATGACGAAGGGCTGGCAGAACTGCTCCAAGAACTGGCCGCCAGCGAACTTTCGTTGGACGGAACAGGATTCGATGGCGATGACCTCGATGACCTCCTGTTCAAACTCAATGGCGGGCTTGGGAATCTTGGTGAGGGGAAATCGGCCGCCGAGCGGCTGGAGGAGTTTGAGTCACGCGGCGTCAAGTCATTCATTCTGCCTTTCCCGGAGTACGAGTATGACGAAATGGTTGGCCTACTCAAGAAGATGCGCGAACACACGGGCCACGACAACAACAGCGACAGCCTGAAGCACCTCCTGCTGGAGATGGGCTGGTGAAGATTATCGAGGCCCGTAAGGCAGACTGGAAGCGGCGGGACCGACACCACCAAGCGCCGGACCTCGTTGGCGTGGATGAGTCACTTCACGTCATTGACGCCGACACTGGCGAGGTAATCGCGTTTCAGGTCCAAATTCCCGCCACCTACGATGCCCTTAGACGCCAGTTAGTCCGTCATCTCAGGTATTCGGTCAAGTTTCAGGGCGGAGATGCTAAGAGCAAAGCAGAGCCACGTCTGAGCGGCATGGTGTATAAATCCAGAACTTTCGGATTCACGGCCCCGCAACCGCTCCGGCGGCGCTACGGCATCAGCGCGGCCTCATTCAACAACGAGGAGCCAGATACCTACAAGATGCTGGAGGAAATTACCAAAGTCTGTTGGGAAACCTTCATGGCCGAGGCCCCGGAGGCCGCGACACGTCACCTGAGCCTTGTCGAGGGTCAGATTCACGATGACTGGCTAATCGGCGGCGCTCCATTCACGAGCGGGATTATCAACAACACGGCGGCGCTCCCGTACCACCAAGACTCCGGAAACATCAAGGGGACGTGGAACAACATGCTCTGCCTCCGCTCGCACGTCACCGGCGGCGGCCTCCACCTCCCGGAGTACGGGCTCACGCTCGGAATCCCGGACGGCTCAATCAGCGGATTTGACGGGCAGGGCGCGTGGCACGGCGTCACTCCATTCGTCAAGCACCGGCCTGACGCCTATCGTTTCACCCTCGTCTGGTACACGAAGCAACGCATGCTCGGGTCCGGCTCGGCCGCGGAGGAGTTCGCGAAGGCGAAGGTCAGGGCAACCAAGAGCCAAAATGACTCAGCCGACTGACTGGCGGCGGCCCGAATACCGGGAGCAAGTATTTCTGGATTTCTACGAGTTCCATCTGAAGTACCGCTCGCACCCCGGCGGGGACTATTACCTGTTCCCCCATCTAATACAGCACTTTGGTTGGGACGAGGACCAAAGTTTCTGGCTAGCGTTCTTGACGGGAAACACCCAGTCTGTCGTAGCCGCATACGTCATGATGACGCTGGCGGGGACGCGCCCGGCCGATGTTGCGAAAACAGTGAGATTCTGGGAAGAAAATTATTCACGGCTTGAGTTCGATACTGACCGCCGACACCATAAAAAGCACTTTGGAGATGCCGCGAGAGCATACGAAAAAATAATTCAGGGGAACGCGCCAGAACTCTGGGCCAAGGCCGCGAGAGGTGGATTTAGGGGTGTATACGAGCAAAGTAGCAGAATCCCAACGTTTGGCCGACTCTCGGCGTTTAGCCTTGCCGAATACCTGAACCTTGCTGGGCTTTCGTTCGAGTGCGACACGCTCCTCCTCGATGACATCGACGGGAGCAAATCGCACCGCAACGGGCTCGCCATCGTCTGCGGGCTCGACAACCTTGATTGGCACAAATCAAATCCAAAGTTCGATGGCTCGTATTCCAAGGGAACCCTGAGATTTCTGTCCTCCCGGGCTGACGAACTGCTCGCAAAGGCCAAATTGCGCGCCAAAGGTCAAACTTGGGAAGGTGACGTGGGGTATTTCACGCTGGAATCCGCACTCTGTACCTACAAGGGCTGGCACAGGGTGAATCGCCGCTACCCCAACATTTACAACGACATGGTGTATGACCGCATCCGAAAGAATGAGAAACTCTGGCCCGAGGTTGATTTCACGCCACTCTGGGAGGCCCGGGCCGCCGCCGCTCCTGACTACCTGCTCCTTGAGAAGTCACCGCTGGACCCGGGCTGTGTCCCCGTCAAGCAAAACCACTACCGGCTGACTGGCGAAGTAATCATGATGGAGCGCGATTACCCTGTCTACGCCAACTCGTTCAGGGAGAACCTCGACGCGGGCAAATACCAACACTTGAGGCGTTTGTGAAACTTGTCTATTTCATCGGTGAGCCCGGAGCCGGGAAATCAACGTTGATACGCCACGCGCTCAAATTGTACGATTCGACCAGCGAGCGCAAGCCGTTCGCCCACCTGCTCTACCGAAAACCCAACGAGGACAAGGTGCGCTTGGTCCAGTTAGGTGACGATGACCCGCTATTCCCGGGTACAGATAGGTTGTCTATGTCTGTCCTGCCGTTAGCGGTGGCCTACGTTGTCTCTAGTGACGTTGAGGTCATAATCGGAGAAGGAGACAGGCTCGCCACCTTCAAGTTCTTAGAGCAAGCGCGGGCCACGCGAGAAGTCACGCTAGTTCTGTGCCACGCCTCGCGGGCGCTCCTCGATGAACGCCGGGCCGCCCGCGGGACTGAGCAGAACGCAAATTGGCTGAAGGGCCGCCGCACGAAGGTCCAGAACTTATGGGAGAAATGGCCCGGTGCTAAAGTGAGGCTAAACATGGCAAATCCGCTGGACGCGCTGGTCTATCAGGTGCGAGAACTACTAGATACATGAGCAATAGAAATCCAAGCCCCGAAGTAGCAGACAAGGAGCGTCAGGCGCTCGAACTCCGGCGCGCCGGTGCGACCTATGACGAAATCGCTCAGGCTATTGGCTACGCCACGGCTCAGGGCGCTTATCTGGCCTATAACCGCGCGCTCAAGCGGGCTCTGCTCGAAGCCGGAGCCGATGAAGTGCGGGAGATGGAATTGGACCGGCTCGACCGGCTCCAGCGGGCCTATTGGCCGAAGGCGCTTGGCGGAGATGGGAAGGCGGCCGACCGGGTGCTCAAGATTATGGAGCATCGCGCCAAGTATTTAGGCCTGTATCAGCCCACTAAAGTCCAGATGGAGAGTGTCGTTTATGACGCAGGAACAATCGAAGGGGAAGTCCAGCGGCTCAGACTCCTCCTTGAAGCAGATAGCGGCCAGCCGGTTGTATTGGACGGACAAGAAGGCGCGCCCGGAGCAACTGCCGACTGACGAGGACGAATGGCTGGTCTGGCTGTACCTAGCGGGCCGCGGAGCCGGTAAGACCCGCACCGCCGCCGAGTGGGTGGCTTGGGAGGCCATCACGAAGCCCGGAACACGTTGGGCCGTTGTCGCGGCCACGTTTGGAGACGCCCGCGACACGTGCGCCGAGGGTGAGTCAGGACTGGTGGCCATCCTGCGGCGTTATGGAGTTCTCAAGCATTTCAACCGCTCGATGGGTGAGATGCGGCTCAGCAACGGGTCACTTATCAAATTGTTCTCCGCGGACGAGCCCGACCGCTTGCGAGGCCCACAGTTTCACGGCGCTTGGTGCGACGAGTTGGCCGCGTGGCGATACCCGGAGACATACGACCAACTCCAATTCACGTTGCGTCTTGGTACGCGGCCGCGGACGATTATCACCACGACGCCACGACCGACCAAGATTATCAAGGACTTAGTGGCCGACTCAGAAACCGGGAAGGTGAAAGTGGTCCGGGGCTCAACGTTTGATAACGCCGCCAACCTTGCCCCGGCCGCGCTGGAGCAACTCCGGAATCGCTATGAAGGGACACGATTAGGCCGTCAGGAATTGGCCGGTGAGATTCTCGATGACGTACCCGGAGCCCTTTGGACGCTCAAAATGGTTGAGGACGCCCGGGTCCAGAAACTCCCAGAGATGACTCGCATCGTCGTGGCTATCGACCCAGCGGCTACAAGCAACGAGGATTCCGACGAAACGGGCATTGTCGTGGTTGGGCGCGGGATGGACGGCCGCGGCTACGTCCTCGCGGACCGCACGTGCCGCCTGTCCCCGGCAGGCTGGGCGCGCCGGGCCATCGACGCCTATGACGAGTTTCAGGCCAACCGAATCGTGGGCGAGACAAACATGGGCGGAGACATGATTGAGACAATTATCCGCCAGATACGGCCAAGCATCCCCTATCGCGGCGTAGTGGCCAAGCGCGGCAAATTGCTCCGCGCAGAGCCAATTTCGGCCCTGTACGAGCAAGGCCGAATCTCGCACCACGGGCCGTTCCCGGAGTTGGAGAACCAGATGACCACTTGGGTTGCTGGCGAATCGGATTTCAGCCCGGACCGGCTTGACGCACTCGTTCATGGCCTCACGTCACTCAACATCGGCTCCGAGGGTGGCGCGGACAGATTCTTTGCCTCCATCGCGCCGCGCTGTCCGTCCTGCGATTTACCCAACGCCGTTGGGGAGTCTCGTTGCTCGGGTTGTGGGACCGCACTAACATGAGGCAAGGCTGAATCGGGAGCGTAATGGGAATCTTCAACCGCAAGAACAAAACAGACGATTTAGTGGAGCGGCTGGTCGCGGAGGTAGTGAAGGCCCAGAACTCCATGTCTGCTACGCCGCTGGCGAATAGCGGCTACTCGACGGCCACGGCGGCCCAGCCCGCCCAGATGTCCGGTGTCGGCGGTCAAGGCCTGATTCAGACTCCCGGCGCTCAGGCCAACCCGCTCCCGCGCCCGGGCTCCTCATTCGGCTCGCAGTTAGGCCCGGCGGCCCCATTCCTCCCGGCTCCGCTTGACCCCGTGTTCGATGACTCCGGCCGCGCGCTACCGCGCATCTGGGAGTACCCCGTTGCTTGGAACCTCGACCTGAACCAGCGCGCTACTCCTTGGACAGTCCTGCGTTCTATGGCCGACCAGATAGACATCATTCACCGGGCCATCGAAATCAAGATTGCCGAAATTACCAAGATGGGCTGGTCTTTCGAGATTGAGGACGCCACTATCACCGCGATTATGGCCGAGCAGAACTGCTCTCACGCGAAGGCCTCGCGAATCGCACGACAGGACTACAGCGACAAGATTGCCGCGCTCAGGGAGTTCTGGGAGAATCCGTACCCGCAGTTGGGCCGGACCTTTACCGAGTGGATGACTGAATTTCTCTGGCAACACTTTGTATTTGATGGGACTCCGGTGTATCCGCGCTACAACCTCGGCCGCGAAGTTGTTGGATTCGAGATTATTGACGCACCGACCATCAAGGTGCTCCTCGACAACCGCGGCGCTATCCCGGAGCCGCCCGCGCCTGCGTTTCAACAGGTCCTCTGGGGATTCCCGCGCGGTGAATACCAATTCACGCCCAATAGCGATGGCGAGTTCTTTGTAAACGCTGGTAAAAACAACGAGTTTCTGCGCGACCAGTTGGCCTACTTTGTCCGGAACAGAAGGACTTGGAGCCCCTACGGATTCTCAGCCGTGGAGGAATCAGTACCGGCCGCGACCTTGTACCTTGAGCGCCAGCAGTGGATGAAATCAGAGTATCGTGACGGGGCCACGCCTTTAGCATTCTTTGAGACTGACTCGGAGGAGATGGACCCAACGCACTTGGCCGCGTTCGAGCGCGTGTTCAACGACCGCCTGATGGGCTCGACCACCGAGCGCCACCGGATGAAGGTGCTCCCGCGCGGGTTCAAGCCCGTGTTCGCGCCAACTGTCGATGAGCGATACAAGAATGAGTATGACGAGTTTCTCATCATGCGCGTAGCCACAGTCTTTGGGGTGGCCCCGTCCGCGCTAGGCATCGTGCCGCGCTCCGGCCTCGGAGGCTCCGGTGAGCGCAAAGGTGAGGCGCAGGCCGCGCTCACGACCAGCCAGAAGCCGCTGGAGTCATTCCTCGTGGAAACTATCAACACCCTTTCACGCCGATTTCTTGGCGCGGACAAGAATCTCACGTTCGCATTCGACGATGACCAAGGCGATGTAGCGCAACTAGCCGCTAAAGCCCAAGCGTTCCAAGTGTCGCTGGCCTCCGGGCAGATGACTGTAAATGACGTTCGTGGCGAACTCAACATGCCGCTGTACGAGATTCCGGAAGCGGACGAGCCATTTATCATGGCCGGAAACACAATTCAGTTCTTGACCGGGCTCCTCGAACAGGACGAATCCGGCGAAGTAGTAGGCATGAAAGGACAGGAGAATGGCGAGCAATTGGGTGGGGCCGGTAGTGGCGATTCCGTCCCCCAAAAAGGCCAAGGGGGCAAAGAAAGCCAAGGGAGCCAAGAAGGCGTCGCTGAAGTCAAGCCGTCGCAAAATCCGGTAAAGGCCCCTCCGACTGCTGAGACGGCACAGAAGTCTCAGGTTGTCTCAGAGCCAAACCAAGTGGCGATGCTCACCGAAGCACGTGATTTCGCCAAGTTTGTCAAAGCCCGACACAAGACCGGAAAGTGGCGCGCGTTCGAGTTCGAGGCCATCCCGGAGGATGTGCGGGACATTCTGAACGAACGTGGGTATTTCATAGCCAAGGGTGTCGCAACAATGCCGGAATCCCTGACGGAATGGGCTGTTTCGGAGGTTGAGCGCGCGCTCGGTGATACCCCAAAAGGCCGTTTGGCTACTAAGGCATCTCTGGCTGACCTGCCCGGGATTCAGCACAAACTAGCCATCGAGAAGCACTACGCGCCTGTAATCGACAAGGCTCTCTCAGAGTCCGTCACAGGAATCAACAGCGCCATTTCTGCGGCCCTGACGGCGGCGGGCTCCAAGGCGGCGGGCTCCGGGATTGACGTGACGATTCGGCAAGAACTGAAGTTCAACGCCACTCCGCTCGTAAATGCTCTCAGAGGTGTCTATTCTGACGCCTCGTACATCGGGACCGCCTACGCTGTACGCGACTTGGGGGATGGGGCGTCACTCTCATACGAGATGGCTAAGGCCGCCGCCGGGATTGACTGGTCATCGTGGGAGCCGGGCTCACCCGAGGCCGCCGCGCTCCTCGACAACGGCGCGCTCGATTCCCGGTTGGCGCAACTCGGCATTACCATTCAGGGCCTCCCGGACCTTGCCGACGCTATCGGCCAGACAACCCTCGACCGCGTGGGCAACGCTATTTCTGACGGAGTGGCCGCAGGTTTGCCGTCTCGGACAATCGCGAGCAACATAACACCGTTGGTACAGAACCCGGCCCGGGCGATGGTTATAGCCACCACGGAGACCAACCGCGCGTACAACCAAGCGGCCACGGACCAGTATGCGGCCGCTGGAATCTCCCAGTACGAGTGGGTGGCCTTTGACGATGAGAGCACCTGCCGGGAGTGCTCCGACAACGCCGGGCCTCACGACATCGGCGGGGACCTCGCGCCGCCGCCCGCTCACCCGAATTGCCGCTGTACTGTGGACGCAGTAATCTCTACTCAAGCGGCAACCCAGTAAAGACAGGAATCGCACTATGGACGAAATCACTTACGTTGGACTAGGGGACTTGACCTATAAGTCCACCGACGATGGCTCTCTCATTGTCTATGGCAAGGCCACCGGACCAGACCTCGACTTGGACCAGCAAATCTGCGACCCTGAGTGGCTCAAGACAGCAATGCCGCAGTGGATGGCTACCGGGGCAAATCTGCGCGAGATGCACCAGAGCATCGCCGCGGGCGTAGGCCTCGAACTTTCAGCGGACGGCTCCGACTGGATGCTCAAGGGCGAAGTGGTGGACGAGAACACGGCCCGCAAGGTCAAGAAGGGCGTGCTCAAGGGCTACTCCATCGGCATCAAGCAGGCCCGCGTAGTCAAGTCTGACGATGCTCCTAATGGGCGAATCGTGGGAGGCCAGATTGTCGAAGTCAGTCTGGTAGACCGGCCCGCTAACCCAACCGCGACAGTGACTATCGCGAAGGCGTACAACGGCGGTGAATTGGAAATCGCCAAGGGAATCGACCTCCAGCCGCTCATCCCCGACACCCAGCAGAGCCACGACGAGGTGGCGAACTTGGTCCCGCAATTACAGGTCCATGACGCAATCGTTCAGGCCAAGGACGGCGATGAGGCCTATCCGAGCGCGGAGCCCTGCCCGAAATGTAATGGCCTCGGCTCGATGCCTGACGATAACAGCCCTTGCTCGTACTGCGGCGGCTCCGGGAAGTTCCCCGCTGAAGGCGAAGCCCACACTGACGCAGACATGCCTTATACGCGCACTCGTGTTGGCGATAAGGCCGCCGACGCCGACGCCCAGACACCCCGGGTTGAGGCCGTTAGGGCGCTGATTAGCCAACTATCCGGTGACGTATCAAAAATGGAGCACGACCCCGCCGCGCTCGCCAGCGTTCGAGACGGCCTGATTGCCCTCGTCAAGGCCGAACTTGACGAAATGGTCGCAGGCGAGGAGAATGAAATCGCAGACGTGGCTCAACTGTTGTCGGCGCTGGACCTTTACTTGGACTGGTGGACCTCAGAAGCCTCGGAGAACGAGACAACCCCGCCATTCTCAGGCTGGGAGGAACAAGGAGACACCATGAGTTATGTCGGACTAGGCGTGAGCGCGGACCTCATCAAGGCCGCCGCCGCCGATGACGCGACCCCGGAAGTCAAGGATGACCTCCGCAACGAAATCGTCAAGGCCCTTGGCCTTGAGGAAGCCATCACCGCTAAGGCGGAGTTGAGCAAGGCAGTAGAGCAGATTGACCTGCTAAAGGCCGCGCTTGACGAAGTAAGGGAAATGGCAACGCCAGGAGGCCCACACCTCCGGGCAACTCAGAGTCAGACCGCGAAAGCGGCCGACGCTGAACGGCTCCAAGCGGAGGCTGGCTATTACAAGCGTTTGGCCTCCGAGGTGTTCGACCCCGCAATGAAATCTGGGTATTTGACTAAGGCGGCCGACCTCGAAGCCGACGCCAAGGCATTACTCCGCAACTAATTCCCAACCCTTACAAGGAGAAACCATGGCTTTCACAGCCCCCGCAATTGACGAACTGTTTGGCGGCATCCCCGCTGAGCAACGTCTCGACCGATTCGAGGCATTCAAGTCCGCTCTGAGTCTCTGCCACAAGCGCACCGCCGCTGGCGAGTTCTCGTTCAACGGCAAAAACCTCGTGAAGAACACGACCGTGGCTGACCGCGTTGGCGAGATTCGCGACTTGGTCACCAAGGGCATGGCCCCGGACCAGATTGCCGACATCTCGACGGCGCTCGACCGCGTTCAGGACCTCGCAAAGGCTCCCGGCTCCGGCTGGAACCTGACCACCCCGTTGAACAACAGCACCTCCGGCGTCACTGGTCTGGTCCCCTATGACCTCGACCCCGCGCTGTCGATGCTGGTCCCCCGCTCGTTCATCCTCCGCAACTCGACCAGCCGTATTGGTGGAATCGGTCAGGCGTATGAATTCCGCCGCATTCTTGGCGTGAGCAACTCGGGCTCGGGCTCAGTCCCCAACATCAACACGTTCTTCAGCCCAACTAGCCAGCAGGCAACTTTCGGCTCGCTGTCGCTGAACCGCCCGGCTCGCATCTCGTATGCCGCCGACAAGATTGTGCTTAGCCACGTAAATCAGGGTGTTTCGGACGAGGTTGATTTGACGGCGCAGTTCGCCGGTCAGGGCTACACCGACCTCCGTCAGTTGAGCCACACCTCGGCCATCTGGGCGCACATGCTCGGTGAGGAGCGCAACATGCTCAACGGCTCCGCTACGCAGTTGTCGGTATCAGGCATCACGGCAACCGCCGCGGCCGCCTCAATCACCGGCTCCGGCCTCCCGGCGGGCGCTACCTCGGGCATCCTCGTGACGTTCAGCACCTCGCTGGGCGAATCGCAGGCCGTCTCGGTGGCCTCGACCCCAACGCTGACCGCAGGACAGGGCTTGACCTTGACCATCTCGGGAACTGTCCCTAGCCGCGCTCTCGCCACGAACATTTACGTTGTCTCGGGCGGTGCGTACTACAAGGGAACCACCACCTACACCAACGGCACGTCACCAACCACATTCACGTCAGTCACCTCGGCCGCCTACAACGCGGTTTCGACCAGCGCGGACAACGGTTCATACGTGTCAAATGGCTACGATGGTTTCGTGAGCACCCTGTCGGGCTCAAGCGCGGGATACACCAACGCTCTGAACTCGGCGCTCTCGACGTCCATCCCGGGCAACGAATTCCAGAGTGCGTTCTACAGCCTTTACACCTCGGTCATCGCGGACCCGGACTACATCCTGACCACCGCGTCAATCCGTAAGGAATTGGCTAACGCCATTCAGCAGCAGGCTACCGGCGCTAACACGGGCTACCGCCTCAACTACCAGACCGGCGCTGACGGCATCACTATCGGCTCCGTGGTCACGGCGATTCAGAACGAATCAACCGGCAAGATGGTGGACGTAATCCCCCACCCCTACATGCCCGCTGGTGTCGCTCTGATTCACTCCAAGACCCTGCCATTCCCAGACAGCGGTGTCTCGGAGACTGTCCAGGTGGTGAACGTACAGGACATGATTGTCCTCGAATGGCCGCAGATTCAGATGTCGTGGGACATCAGCACGTACCAGTACGGAACGCTGGCTTTCCGCGCTCCGGCTTGGTCCGCCGCCATCACCAACATTGCGTAAGCAAGCCCAAAATCTCCACTAGGAGATAACAGCGGCGCTCTGGCTAGTCCCCCGGCCGGAGCGCCGCTGTTTGCTTTCTAACATGGCTAGAATTGTCTCGGAGGTGGATTATGAAATTAGTTGGAAGCGACGCTGGCCTGAAGCAAGTGGAAGTTGCTGGGCGCGTCATCAACCGGAGTGCTGACGGCACATTCAACGTATCGGGAGCCGAGGCCGTCCTGCTCAAGAAGTCTGGAGACTTTGGGGTTGTCGGCACTCACTTTCAGGGAACTCGTGGATTTCGTTGCGCTTGCGGCTTTGTAGCAGTCATCAAGGATTCTTGCGGCCGGTGCGGCTCGACGGAACTGACGCCTGAATGAAGTACCTACTAACCAACGGGAACAGAGAACTAGCCAAGGACGGCGTATTCACGTGGAGCCTCCCGGCGCTCTCAGCGCGGCTCTCGTCCGGCCAACGGGTGACTACCTGCCCTAACGCCGGAGCCTGCGCCCGTCTCTGCTACGCGCGCTCTGGAACCTACAATTTCAGCAACGTCAAGGCCGCGCACGTCCGCAATTTAGAGATGACCCTAGATGACCTAGACGGCTGGCGCGAGCAAATGCTGGCCGAACTACAGGGCAAACGCTACCGGCCCGGGAAATGGGTGCGTATCCACGATTCTGGCGATTTCTACAGCGAGCCATACTTTCTGGCTTGGAAATCCATAGCGGAGGCCACGCCTGACGTGAATTTCTACGCCTACACCAAGGAGGTAGTCATGGTAAAACGCCACGAATTACCCAAGAACTTCACGGTGATTTTCAGTATGGGCGGCAAGCAGGACCGCCGCATCGACAAGGACCGCGACCGCCACGCGGAAGTATTCCCGACCATGGAGGACCTTGTAGAAGCTGGCTATACGGACCAAGAGGACAGCGACATTTTGGCCGCCACCCTCCCCACCACGCGCATCGGAATCGTTGTAAATAACATCAAACACCTCGTCAAGCGTCAGGGCCGGTCCACATTCGGAGAACTCCAGCAGGACCGCTATGAGCGGGCCGCGGCCCTCGGTGCTAAATTTGTGGAAATCCGCGTGAAAGGGAACGAATGACCGCCACCGCATCTTGGACGCAACAGGGCGGCCGCATCGAGCCTTACGTCAGCATCAACGAGGTGTTGTTCAGCGCCTCGGCCGCCGCGGTGGATTTCTCTAACCTCATCGAGAACGGCTCTCAGGCTGTTCAGAACAGGGCTTTGTATGAACTTATCGTGCGCGCCTCGGCTATGGCGGACCGCTTTACAATGGGCCAATACGGCACTCTAAACGCCACGACTAACAAGGAAAACGGACGCTACCGGCCCAACCGCTACGGCCAAATCATCGTCAATCCCTACTACACCCCCATCATCGCGGTCACGGATTTCCAGATTGGCTGGGGACCCGGAGCCGGGCTAAATGACGTGGAGATTACAAACGATTCTTGCTCCATCGAGCGTGAGGAGTTCATCGTCACTTACTCCTCCTCCGTGGGCCTCCAGACCGGGCCGCTCACTATCGCTGGCGGCGGCTGGGCTCCGGACCGGGAGATGTTCGCCCAATACACCTACGTCAATGGATACGCCAATTCTTTCACGACCGCTCCGGCCAGCGTTGGCTCTACGACACTTAGTTTGACCGACGCGACAGGCGTTGTCGCGGGCCAATACCTAACCATTTGGGACGGGATGAATGACGAATACGTACAGGTAGCCAGCGTAGCGGGCAACGTACTGACGCTCACGGCTCCGCTCGGATTCAATCACGGGACCGGCGTGAATGTGAGCGCGCTCCCGGCCGACGCCAAGCAGGCCGTCATCCATTTCGTCGTTGGCCTCGTCAAGCAACGAGGTCAGGGCGGCATCGTCATCTCCGAGACCGGCGAGCCTGTAGCGACCACGCCAAAGGCCCAAAACTCTATGGAGGATTTCGTGATGGCGTATGACCTCCTCCACCCGTTCAAGGTTGTCTGGAGCCGCTCCTAGTGTCTAGAACAGCAATTCGCGAGGCAATCAACACCTACCTGACCAACGCGGGCCTGCCGTTTCTGGCCTCGGTCAAGTCTTTCCCGGCCAAATTCACCCCTGAAATGGAGTTCTACCAAGGCGAGGACCCCGGGACGCAGGACGGCGTGTTGATTTACCTGTACGTTGAGAGTCAGCGGGAGCGCCGAATTGCTCTAGGCGGCGCTCATTCTGGCGAAAAACTTGTCGATTACACGTTTATTCTCAACTGTTTCTTCCGCTCGACCAAGCGAAAGACAGAGGACGTTGGGGCGGACAATGAGACGTTCTTGGACGCGCTGGTGGCCGCGATTCGCGCCGACAGGCAGGCCGGAGCCCCGGGCGTCATCTTTGAGTGGGGCGAAGGAGCCGGATTTGGTGGCCCGGACATCGAAATAACGTCATACTACCCGCGAACCCTGAATGGCGCGGGCTCCGCAACCCAAGTATTCTCAACTGTAAGAGTCTCGGTGTCTGAGATTCTCCAAGCGTAGGAGCAGGAACATGGCTAAATTCACGTACAACGACAGCGTGGAGCGCGTTTATCCATACCTAGTGGTAAATGGCGTGTCGCTCACCGCGGAGCCGGGCCAGACCTATGACCTAGACGCCGACCCCGGAGATGGCCGCTGGACCGCCGCGTCAGCGCCAACGCCTCCCGTTGTCCCTCAGACCACTCTAGATTCGCCCGTAAGCACCGCAACGGCCGATGCTGGACCGACCGCAACCCCCGCAAACTAAGGAGCACCTAAATGCCTATTACACCCTTTCTAACAGCCAACAGCCTCCTCGGCCTTGCTCCTGAAATCGTTTCGGGCTCGGGAACTCGTGGAACGGTCAATACATCGGCCACGGCTCAGTGGATTCCCGTACAGACGCCTCAGGTCACCCCGCTCCAGAAGTTCTTGCGTGACGAGGCCCTCCGCGGCTCCCCAACGGCTGTGTACGACCAAGTGGCCGGGGTCCGCAACGACACGGTGGAGTTCAAGAACTACCTGTATTCGGACACGTTCGGCGCGCTCGTGAAGGCCGTTCTCGGTGGTACGGACACGCCTACGACAGCGGGCTCCAACTACATCCACGCTCTCAAGTTGCTCAACAGCGCCTCGACGGGCTCTCAGCCGTCCTCGTACTCCATCCTTGACTTTGACGGGGCCAACTATTTCCTGATTCAGGGCGCTCAGGCCGACAGCCTGATGTTGTCTTTCGGCGTGGAAACTCTGGCCGAAGTCACTACCAAGTGGATGGGAAATCCATACGTAGCCAGCACGACCTACTCGACAGCCCCGTTTGCGTCACCCTCGTTCGCCACGAGCGAACACGCGATTCCATCGTGGGACGCTGTAGCGGTCATCGGTGGGACCTCGGCCGCCAACGTAGTCTCTGGAGAATTCAACCTGAACCGCAAGACACAGCCCGTATTCACGCTGGGCTCGCAGGCCCCTAGCGTCAATTTCGCTGGGCCTTTGGAGGTCACCGGCAAGATGACGATGGTCCTCGCGTCCAACTCCGACCTGTTCTCGACAGGCTCCTCGGCCTACGCTCTGACGCGCGACCCAGTATCGCTGGCCGTCACGCTGACCGACCCCAACAGCCCCTCGGCCGCTTGGAACACGGTTATCACCTGTACGCAGGCTCAGTTTCAGAACGTAAAGCGCACCCGGGGCAAGGAGTTTGTTGAGTTGGAGGTGGAATTCACGGCCAACGCGAACACCACTGACGGCGGCGGCGCGGGCCTTTACTCGCCCATTCAGTTCAGCATTACCAACGGCGTATCTGCTGGCTACTAAGATTTAGCCAACTAAGACAGGGGACTCATGCCAGCAATCAACCTACCAAATGACGTTTCGGCCATTATCGCCACGCGCGCGGAGTTGTCGGAGCGTAGCGTCAGGGCTATCGCCCGGTCATTTATGGCCGCCGGGGCCACGGTTTCCAAGATGACCTCGATGGGATTCGTGGAGACTGACCCCTCAACGTGGGGTGTCTACAACCAATTGGCTGACGAGGACATCGAATCGGTCAATGCGTACCAGTCCGTGTTGATTCTGAACATGTTGAAATCGTGGAGCCGCGGGGACCTCCCCACCGCCGATAACGTCCAAGACCTCCCAAGCGCGCTGTACCAAACTCTGGCCGCGGCCTGCGCGGAGGAGTTCAACCGCACCCTTGAGTTTGGCCCGGATGGTGCGAACGACCCAAAAGCGCCTACAGACGCCTAGCGCGGCTCCGCGGATTCATCGCCGGGAAGGGCTCCGAGCCGGACCCGGAGTTGGCCTCAACGTTTCGCGAGTACCTATTTCGCAAGAAGTTTGGGGTGACTCACGAGCAGTACCTTGACGAGCCCAGCGAACTGATTGACTGGTTGATTAGTATTGACTCATTGGTCGAGGAGGCTCAACGTGGATAGTTTCAACATGAACGTGGCCGGAGTCAGTGAACTGAAAGACGCGCTCGATGTTCTTTCCACTGGTTTCGACAAGGCCGCCCAGCGCATTGTTGAGAAGGCTGGCGCTATCATCGGCGGACAGGCCAAGAAGGAGTTTCGTGGCTCTCGTCAGGCCCCTCCGAGCCCGCCGCGGCCTACGCTCCGCACCGGCAACCTCCGGAACTCCATTGAGGTCAGGGAAGTCAGGCGCGAATCTATCGGCACTTGGTCCTCGAAAGTTGGCCCAACCGTGTTGTACGGCCGTCGCGTGGAACTTGGTTTCAGCGGGACTGTGCGCGGCTATACGACCAAAAAGGGCGTGGCCGTCGCGTCGCACCACCAGACCACTCGCCCATTCCCGTACATGGGGCCGGGATTCGACAAATCGCGTGACCGCGTAGTGGCTATGTACAACGACGAGTGGGCGCGGGTGGTCCGCTAATGGACGGATTCCTGCCCCCCGTAGTCATCGAAATCCTTGCGAGTATCAAGGATTTCAAGGCCAAGAAGGATGAAGTGCTCGGCGGCATGAAGCAAATTCAGGCCGAAGGAGCGACCACCGGGGACAAACTAAAGGCTGTCGGAAACAAGGTGGCCGACTTTGCTTTGCTGGGCGCGGCGGCCGTAGGAGTGGCGGCCCTGAAACTGGCCTACGATTACGGCGAAGCGTTGGACCAAATGGCCCGCTCGACCAACCTAACCAAGTCTCAAGTGGAGGAGGTTGCCCGGCTTGCGCTCCACGTCTCGACGGCTACCGCCACGTCAAGCACCGACATCGTTTCTGGCTATACCCAATTAGTCAAGGCCGGATTTAGTGTTGCGGACGCCACCACGGCCGTGGGAGCGGCGGCGAAGTTTGCGAAGGCCCAAAACACCAGCCTGAGCGACACCCTGACGGCGGCCATCGGTATCCAGAATCTACACATCGCCGGGACCAAAAACGTGTCGCAAACAATGGACATCTTCACGACCGCCATCAAGGGCTCGCAATTGACGGCCGACGATTTGACGCAATCCCTGTCCGGAAAGTCACTTGCGGCCTTTGCGGCCTACCACATTGACCTCAGGACCGCCATCACCCTCCTCGCGGGATTCGCGGACCAGAATCTCAAGGGTACGCGCGCGCAGGCGGCTCTCGGGACGGCCTTTGCCGCGCTGGAAAAGCCAATGTATTCCCAGACGGGCCACCTGTCTAACGCCGCTACGGCTCTGGCGAAACTCCACCTAAACCAGCAAACGCTGGCCGAGGAGGCGCGACAGCCGGGCGGCATGCTGACGGTGCTGAGGCAAATCAACACCGCTTGGGCCGAGAACGCCACCGCGACCCAGAAGGCTCAGGGAATCACAGCCTTTATGAACCAAATCTTTGGGGCCACGGCGGGCAAATCGTTCTCCAACCTATTGACCGAATTACCCAAACTAACCACGATGTTCAACAACATGGACAAGTCCGGCTCCAATGCCTCAGCATTCCAGCAGTGGCTCGCAACTCCGGCCGGAGCGGTCCAGAAGTTCAAGGTTGCCGTAGAGAACACCTTGACGAGCGTGGGAAATGTTCTGCTCCCGGACCTCACCAAGATGCTGAACGATGTGACCAATTTCGCCACGGCCCACCCGGGGGTTATGAAGGCCGCGGGCGTTGTCTTAGGCGGCATCGTAGCCGTCGCATTCGGTCAGAAAGTTCTCTCAGTCCTCGGCCCGCTCGCCAAGGGCCTCGGCAAACTGTTTGGGCTCGGAGGCTCCGGAGCGGGCGCGGGCCTTAGCCCGGCCGACAGCGCGAAGTTGTCGGATACAGCCACCTCCACCTCCGAGACGGCCGCGAACACGGCCAAAATCGCTGGGGCTACCGAGGTGATGAAGGGTGAGGAAGCAACTCAGGTAGCGGAGGAGGGGACCGCTGACGTGGAACTCCTGACCGCGGACATCGAACTAGCCAAGAATAAGTCTGGAAGCCTTATCTCAGACCTCGTAAAGGGCCTCGTAAAGGGCGCTCCGGAGGAGGGCGCTATTGGACTGAGACTGATGGGAATGCTGGGTGACTTTGTCCCCGCCTTGGTAGGTCCAGCCGGGGCGATTTACGTGACCAAAATGTTGATGGACGTGCCGGGCAAGATTGCGGCGGCCGCTAACGCCTTGACCCAAGGCGTGGAGAATCCGGGCGGGACTGGCGGGACTGACTCCTACGCTCCCGCGCCGAAGGGCTCCGGCGGCTACGTCTATCAAAACATTGGCGCTAATGGGATGGGACCCGCCGCGGAGGATTTCGTCCAGATTACGAAAGCCCAACTAACGGCCATTGACTCGTACTTCAAGGCCCATCATTTACAGGAACTTGACAAGTCCGGCCAGTGGACGCAACAGTTCGTCACGGCCGTTCAGAACTTTGCGAACGCTGACCTATCCAAGAAAACTGTGACTGACGTGACTGTGAACATCTCATGACCGAGCCTCAGTCCATAACTATCAACATAGACCTTGACGCGCTCGTGCGAAGGCTTGTCCGCGACAAAGACGCGCTACGGGTGCTAGCGGCCGCGGTTCAGGAGACGCAAACCAAGCAGGCGCTCCGGACCGCTAACCTGTACGGCAACAAGGCCCAGATTCAGCCGAAGCCGAAGCCCAAGAAAGTCAAACTAAATTGAGCACCTCAACACCCTACGGCGATGTCTACATAGCGGCCGCGGGCTCTGGTTTCTACAACACGCGCGCCAATTCTTTGCCCGGCCCTCGACAGTCCAACGGAACATGGACGAACATTACCAACTATGTCGAGGAACTCCGGACTAAGACAGGGAAACAGCACTATTTAGACCGCATCGAAGCGTCATCCCTCTCCGTGACGCTCAACAACCGCGATGGCGCGTTTTGGAACACTATCGGTATTTCTGTCCGGACGCCCATAGCGGTCACCTCTACGCTCTACACCGGCAACACTACGTCCAGCCCTACCGGGACTTTACTGACCTGCTCGACCGCCACTTGGGCTCCGGGAGCCTTTACCGGGCTGACGCTCTACTGCGGAACGTCCAGCGCGACCATCACTAGCAATACCGCAACCACCATTTCGTTCTCGTCTTGGACCGGCGGGACCCCGGCGTCAGGCCAGTTCTACGTGATGAACTACAACGTGTTCTTTGGATTTATTGACTCTATCGAGGAGAAGTTGATTGACCAACTGAACTCTGAATTGGTTGTGACGGCCAGCGATGCCCTGAAATACCTGTCTATGCGGCGTATGGCGTCCAGCACGTTCTGGCCTACCTACGCCAAGACCGCCAACACCCGCCGCTGGTATCGCCTGACGAATACACCATCCGCAAACGTCACCGCGGGCGTCGCGACCTCATCGACATCAGTCACATACACAGCAATCAACACATTCAAGACTGGCCAGCAGGTCAGTATTTCTGGGCTCGGGAC